TTTTCGTGATATTCGGCGGGGCCGGAATCCCAGGCATGGCAACCTACCCTGCAGTTTTTGGCAAGGGCAAACGGATCAGCGCAGCTACCCGCTTTTCTATGTTTGTGGGAAACATGTACGGGCCATCCGCTGGCTGTGGGGTGTCACACACGGACGGTCACTGCCATCTTGGATGGATACTCACCATCTTTGCGGCAACCGCCGCTGTGTCGAACTTCAGCATATTCAGGTCTGGCCTCACCCGTTTCATATGAAGATGCATGCTGGGGGGCCGGACTCGCCGTGGGCTGGAACAAGGAATTCAAAGGCCATATTAACTCCAGCGATGGTCAGAATGATCCGCGGCTCAACAAAGGCCGGGCGGGAGCTGGCCAGACAATTTGGGGTGGCTGAGACCACCATCTCGGCCGTAAGAAATGGCAGGACATGGGACCATGTCATCTGAACGACAAGCTGCTGATACCGTGTTGCTGCCCGACAAATTGCCGACAAGGGGGCCGTGGCAATATCTTAAGGGTAATGGTCGGAGGAAACCGAGCAAAGGAGAGATCAAAAGTACTGTAACCAACTGAAAACGCTTCGATAAGCAAACCACTTTATCACATGCTGCCTGAAGGCAGCGAGGATCGAAAAGTGACAATAAAGTCCAGCCGCTTCAGTCCGATTGAAAGTGCTTTCTGTTGGTGTCGAGAATCCTTCTGAAATGCTATATTGACGGCTTCATAAGCCGGTACTGTCTATTCAAGCCGCACTCGATAGGATTCAACCAAACCAGTACTTTATAGGAATTTGGGAACTTTCACTCTGCGTCAGACTGTTATTTCCCCACCATTATCCCCACTCGATTCTTGACAAATCGAGTGGCTTTGTAGTATTGTTCAGAACCATTTGAAACGAAGTCCCGCGTGTGTAACACAAGCGACCCTCCATCGATCTTGTGGCAGACCGGAGATAGCCAAACTCGGCTTGAGGTCTGTCCATGCCCCGTGATTTCAATTCTAAAAGATCAAAGCGTCATTATCTACGTGATAGTAGGACTGGTCAATTTGCGCCTTCAAAAGACTCTCCGCTGATCAGGTGGAACAGCCCCGGTGCTTTGGGTTTCGCCTACTGGGTGAAGGACAATCAAGCCCGTATCATAAACAGCCGCAATATCTTTGAACCATGGAAACCGACGCGGAATCAAGCGGACTACCTAAAGAAATGCCTCAAAGTTGATAGCAGCGGTCACTTTGTCCATACGATGTCTTTGCTTATCGGTCCCCGCCGAATCGGAAAGACAATCGTTCACGCGCTGATTGCATTGTGGCTGACATGCTCTCGGACAAATCATTCCACATTTCTGCTCGGCACCACACACGACCACACCCAGCGGACAATGCTTTTTCTGCTGAAGCGAATCATTGAGAATACTGCCGCTTTGCGGCGTCAATTTCATCCACTTGAGAGAAACCTCACAGCTTATACGATTAACCATCCGAAGATGAAAAGCACAATCCAAATGAGCAGCGGTGTTTCCACCGCAACTTCCTTTGGATCAAAATTGAATCTGGTTTGGGCAAGTGATCTTCACGCCTCCCCGGATCTGCAGCCGTTTTTCGCGCTGCAGGCAAGCCTTCTGGATTCTGCCGACTCACTTTGTTTGATCGATTCAAATCCCGATCACCTTTCCGGCCCGGTGCATTTGCTTCAAAATGAGGCTGGAGTCGATCCGCAGATTCATTGCACGCATGTATGGTTCAAAGACATCGTAGAGTATTGCGAAAAAGCCCCGGAATGGATTTCGCGAGAGCGGGCAAGACGCCTTGAGCGCACAACACTTGAGGCTGATTTTCGGCGCGATGTGCTCGGGCAAAGATCGGACATTGTCAATTCGCTGTTTCCTGAAGCTGTGATTGAGATCTGCCGCGATTCTTACCGTCACCCGGTCGATGACACCAAGGCTCTGATCGGCAACCGTGCTTCAGTAATTGGCGGCGGTCTTGACCGCGCTGATAGCGAGTGGGGCAGCATATTTGGAAATGATAACTCGGTTTTCACTACCGTTGCGAAAGTTGCCAGCCTGGACAACCAGGAACCAGAGATCTTTGTGTTGGATCAGCATTTGTTCCGACCCTCAACCGGACGAGCGATCAAACGTCACATCCTCAAGATGCATCAGCTGTATGGGTTCACCAACGTAACGCTTGAGGCCCATAACGTCAGCGATATACAGCCATGGCTTGTTGAGCAGGGCATCCCCTCGGAGACGGTCAACCCACACTCCACGACGCAAAACATTGCATGGCCGGAGCTGGTCCGCATCGCCAAAACCGGCAGGCTTCGGATCTCAAAAGATCTGAGCGAGCTATTCCGGGAAATGGCCGGGATGACCTACACTAAGCTGGGTACCGGTAATTACAAATTCGGACACGGTGACCAGCGGTTAACTGATGACAGGTGCTTTTCATTGCTATGGGCCGTGTACAGCCTCCGTCGAGAAGTGTTGCAGGCTTTTGAGCTGCCCAATGTCCAGTGCCTCAATAAGTCACCAAGAAGGCGACTTTGCTTCATTTTCGGCGGTAGCCTGGAACTGCTCTGCGGTGAACACTGTGAAACCTACCAAGGGGTTGTTGAGATGTTCAAGCAATACAAGGCCTATCAGACGGAAAGCACTTTAACACGGCCGGAGTTTTACCGCCAATTTGTTAAAGTCAAAGGCGCTGTCATCTATCAGGCAGCCTAATCGTTGCAAGCGCTTGCAACGGTATTTATAATTATATCAGATATTTGAACGGTTTTCATCATGCTTTTTCAGTCAATTGTACCTCACGTCTTTCAGTCATTAAAGATGCAAATCGATTTGACTTCTGCTTCCGCCCGCAAGCAGGAGACCGCCAAGCGTCTCAACTTTTACCATGGAATGCAACTAGAACGGTTGGAAGAGCAGATGGTCGGGCTATTCTCTGAGCCGGAGAAGATGGTCAAGACCTATTTGAACATTACTCGCAAAGTGGTCAACAATCTGGCCCAGATCTACCGTACGCCTCCGGTTCGTACCATTGAGGGAACAGAAAGGGATCAGGGCACTTTTAATGAACTCGCCGACACTTGCGCTCTGGATGTGAAGATGAAACAGGCATCGCGCTATTGCAAACTGCTTAAGACCATTTTGCTTCGTCCAGTGTGGAGAAACAACAAAATCGACCTGGATATACTGACTGGCAACATCCTTGATGTTCAGACCGGTGACTCCCCAGAAATGTTAGAAGCTGTCCTGGTGACCGATTACGGTCAGAGCGACAAGGTTGAAGATGTCACTTACAGGTTGTGGACGCCCGAAACATGGCAAAAATTAGACTACCGAGGTCATGTTATTAAGTCGGATCGCAATCCCTACGAGATCATCCCTTTTCTGCCTGTCTTCGATTATCCTCCCGTCAGTTCCAGCTTCTGGCTGCCTGGCAATGATGACCTGACCGCACTGCAAGAGGCGATTAACTTAAAGCTCACGGATCTCACATACCTGATCAGCCAGCAGTCCTTCGGTGTCGGATTCATCAAAGGATCAACCGGTGGATCTCAACTTCGAGTTGATCCCGGTTGCCTTGTGGAATTGCCCGAAAACGGAGAGATCGGGTTTCGATCACAGGAAGCGAAAATTACCGAGGTTTTGGAGGCAATCCAGAAACTGGTCACCTGGACCTGTGTCGCAAACGGTCTGAGCGCCGCCCATATGAGCACCGATCCTCAAATCCAATCAGGTGTATCTAAGGCTTGGGACAGCAAAGAACTAAACGAAATGCGGGCTGATGACGCAGCTCTGTGGCGATCCTATGAGAAGGGATTATTCAACCTGATGCGGCTCGTCTGGAATGTCCACAATCCTGCTCAAAAATTATCTGATGCTGCATTTCTAAAGATCGATTTTGCTGATTCTGAAAAGCAGGTGCTTTCCGTGAAGGATCAAGCCCAGGCAGATGATCTGCAAATGGCCCAGGGGGTCATATCCCCTGTGGATATTGCCCTGAGAGATAATCCAGATTTTCAGGGGGACCGTGAAAAGGCCCTGGCGCACCTACTAACCATAAAACAAGAGCTAAACGAATTAAACGACTGAGCGCGCCTGCCCAGGCGTTAAATGGAGGAAAAGACAATGACACTTAAGATGGTTTTGGAATCGATTGAAGGTTTAAACGATGAGACCCGCAAGCTCTACCTGGAAAGAGACGGCAAATTTCATCTGGACGTGGAGGGACACGTTAACCCCGAACATGAGGACAACCGAATCCCGAGATCCCGCCTGAACCAGGAGATCGAAAAGCGAAGGGCGGCCGAAGGAGAGCTGAAAACTCTGGCCGACAGTTTAAAAGCTGACATACCAGAGGAATTTCAGCCGCTGATCCCCGATCTGCCACCGGGTCAGCAAATCAAGTGGCTTCGGGATGCAACCACCAAGGGCCTGTTTGATCAAAAGCCCGCAGATTCCGTCGACTCAAAACGACCAGGGGAAAAACCCCCGCAAAACTTTGATGCAATGACCCCGACCCAAATCATGGCGACGGGGTACAAAACGAAATGAAGGAGAAGTGAAAAATGCTCACACTTTTAGAAGCTGCAAAACTTGTTACTGATCCACTGAAGCGCGGTGTAATCGAAATCTTTCCCAGGACATCGCCCGTGCTTGAGCGTCTGCCGTTTTTCAATGTCAACGGTCAGGCGTATAAATACAATATCGAAGAGACGCTTCCGGGTATTGCATTTCGCGGGATCAATGAGAGCTACACCGAAGACACCGGCGTTGTAAATCCGCAGGTTGAAGCGCTCTATATCATGGGCGGGCTTTCCAAGGTTGACCGCGCGCTTGTAAAAACGCAAGGCAATGTCAACAACCTTCGCGCCATTTATGATGGCATGAAGGCCAAGGCCGCCGCTTTGACTTACACGCAGAAGTTTTTCAAAGGGGACAACTCAAACGATCCAAACGAATTTGACGGGCTGCAGAAGCGATTAACCGGTTCACAGATCATTGATGCCGGATCAACCAGCGGGGGCGATGCACTGACGCTTGATAAACTGGATGAGCTGATCGATGCCGTTCAGGGAGGACCGGACTTAATCTTTTGCAACAAAGTCATACGCCGCAAGATCTCTGCCCTCATTCGTGCATCCGGGCAGGCTATTGAGACCGTAAGCGATAGTTTTGGAAGGCAGTTGACCGCTTATGCGGCCGTCCCGATTGCGATAATTGAGGATGATAAGGACGCCAACTTGATTCTTGGGTTCGATGAAAACGACTCAAACGACAAATCAGCCTCTTGTACCTCTATTTATGCTTGTCGTTTCGGGGTGACTGAATGGGTGAGCGGCCTTCAAAGCGGCAGCATGGATGTTATTGACCAGGGTCTTGCCGGTGTTCATTACACAACGTTGATTGAATGGATCACCGGGCTGGGGATTTTTCACCCAAAAGCGGCCGCCAGGTTGCGGGGTATTAAAAACGCATAAAGGAGCAATAGATCATGTTTGATTACGATGCAATTTTGAAAGATGCCGGAGCGGTGACAAGCTCCGGTTACGGTGAGGTGGACAGCGCTGCCAAGGTGGTCAATATCGGATCTGGCCTTGTCCGGGGAAATGTCATCATCGATATTTCCGCAATCGATGTTTTAAGCAAAGATGAGCTTTACGAAATCCATTTGATGGGTGGATCGGACGAGTCCTTCACCCAGGAGGTTTCGCTTTGTTCAAAGGAGCTGGGCCACAGTGCGAGCTTGGAGGGGAATCGGGACTCAAAAACCGGACGGTATGTTTTGCCGTTTCAAAACGAAATGGCGGGCCTGATCTGGCCGTACGTTCGGATTCGTCATGTGCTGGCCGGTACAACGCCGAGCATCAATTATCAGGCCCGGCTTGAAAAGGATCTGCCTGTAACAGGCTATATTAGCGAAACTCTGACGACCACGACCACAACCACCACCTCAACTTGATACAAAGCGTGTTTGGCGCTTTGTATATATGAGCTTTTGCTGATTGTTTCATTGCCGTTAAAAGCGGGTAGCAAGCCGATGGGATAATCTCGTAAAAGCTCGGTTTTAAGGCTACGTTATGTAGCTTTCGGTTGTTCATGACCGTATCCTCCTGAAGGGGCGGGGAGAAGGCCTCCCCGCCCTAAAAAACATTGAATGCCTATGGCTGATCTGCTTAACGAAAAGATGAAGTTGTCACACAGACTTCAGGGTGTGGTGAATGCCCTCGCAGATGAAATCACCGAGATTCTGAGTGAAGCGGCAGATGATGTGACCGGCAAAATCCTTGTGCTTGAAGCCAAAGCCGAACAAACCGAAAGTCTGGTCCGTCGCAAAAAGTATCTTGAAAAGCAGAAGGCTGAAATCGGGCGGGTTTTGGGCGAAGTCTACCAGGACATAGGCCAAACGATAAAAGACAGAGCAATTGAGACCGGCCAGGCAGCTCTTGAAATTGCCGATGCTATGCTGTCTAAGGTCATTCCCGCCCGCTTTAACATTCAACTGGGAGTCCCGCACCTTGACAAAAAGCGGGTGATCGCATGGTTTGAATCAAGCCAGATCGATGGACTCTTTTTCAACGACTGGCTGAAAAAACTTGAGGAAAACGCTGCTGCCCGAATAATCCGTGAATCACGGCTTGCCATGATTAGCGGAGACGACCGAAGACTTGCTGCCAAAAGGATTCAAAAGGCGCTAAATACCGGCCGAAAGAGTGCCGGAGGGTTAGCTCAAAACGCCATCCGGCAGGCTTACAATTGGGCTGAGCGTGAGTATCTGATTGAAAATGAACAAATGTTGCGGGGCCTCCGGTTCATTGCCGAGTTGGATCGGCGGACCACCCCGATTTGTCGGTCATTGGACGGAAAAGTCTTTAAGATAGCCGATTGTCCCCTACCGCCCTTGCATTGGCGATGCCGCAGCAGTATCGAACCTGTTTTCAAAAATGTCCAACTTGAACGATACCTTGCAAGAGAGGAAAAATCCATCCGAATTGCCCGAATCGATACAAAGCCCCGGACGGTTCACCATCGGGACGGAACCACAAGCACCAAATATGAAAAGCTCCGGGTTAAGTTCCCCCCCGCCCGTCAAAATTATAACCAGTGGATGACCTCCATGGTCAAAAGCAGCAACCCGGCTGACGTGGCATTTGCAAAAGAGGTTTTGGGGCCTGCCCGCTTTGATCTGGTCAAATCCGACAAGCTCAAAATGAACCAGCTTTATTATGCTGGCAAACTGCGAACCATCAAGCAGCTAAAGGAGTTGATGAAACAATGATTGTTTACCCGAACGAAAACTATGATTCTTGGATTTCAGAGGATCTTGCTGACCTATTCCTTGAAACACGATTAAATGCTGATTCCTGGTTTGCCATTGGAAATAAAGAAGCAGCATTGATGACCGCTTTCAGATCCATAAACGAACTGGGCATTAACCTTGAATTTGATGAAAACAAAATCCTTTTAGATACCTATTACACTGACACCCAAAGGGCGGATATTCTCAACACCCTGCAAATCGCTCAATGTGAGCAAGCCCTTCATGAATTAAAGCATGATTTAGACAGCCCTAATATTTCCGGTTTGAGTTTGGGCGGATTGTTGAGTGTAAAAATCCCTGTAAATCAAATTCCGCCTCCCCGGTATGCTGAAAGGGCTCTGATAATCCTAAGACCCTATGTCCGTTCCCGTACAGTTGCAAGGACCCGTTAAGATGGAATCTGTCTGTCCGAAATGCTCAAAATTTAAATCATGCAGAAACCCCTGTTATCCCGTTCAACAAATCTTGGCGGATGACAACCTGTCCGTTTATGAAAGGACAGTAACAAAGGAAAACGGGCAGAGGGTGAGCATAATCTTTGCCCGATCCCGTGAAGATCAACGCAGCATGTTATCAATCGGAGTGGATAACCGGGGAAACCCCAGACAAAGCACAAAAGAACAGCAGGCCTTTTCAACTGAAAATGAAAACCCGTTTGCCAGTTTCAAGCCGAATCTAAAACAGACTGGAATTTTTGTTGACCGTTTCTTTCAAGGATTCAGTTATAAAGATCTTGCTGAAAAGTATGACATGACCATCGACAATGCCAGGAAAACTTACCATAATTCGATCAAACGAGTTTTGGCCGTCATTAATGCAATGGACACCGGGCAAGTCCTCACCAAACAGGTTGATTTCTGGAAAAAGAAAGTCGAACAAAGATCCGGGAGCCTGCCCAAAGGTCAGAAGTGGTATCTGCTAAATAAACTACTTGGATTTAGACCGTCTGAAATCGCAGAAATGGAAGGGCTTGATAAAAGATCGAGCGCAGTACGACAATTAATCATCCGGGTGTCTGATCAACTTAAGGCCGGGGAGATCAACCTCATTGAAACCACGCCGAAGGAGGCCGCAGCAGCCAAAACCCGTCTCGACGAAGTCCGAAGGAAACGCCGGGAGAGACACGCCAGAAGAATGATTAGAAATTAAAGAATTAATAATAACTACTATTTTCAGCAGGTTATATCCGACATCAAATAGCTCTATACCACATTGTAACACTCTGAAATTGTTATATAAAATACTTGACACATCTCTATTTTTTACTATATGAATTAACCTACATTTTTTTAAATCATATCTCAATCACTAAATATTGTTCACTGCATTTGTAGTTAACTACATGTAAAGTTATTTATTTGAAAGAAAATAGTATCACCCCGTAAGATACTATATTTCTATCAAGCTAGCATTGGGGGCTGAGTATGTTGGATAGCACCCAAAAAGAATCTAAAAAGCCTTTAAGAGACCTGTATCTACTTGAAGGCTTTTTTTATGCGCATAGTAAATAATTCAAAAAAGGAGGTGATGTTAGGAGTATCTTATTAAATCAATATTTAGCTGAATAAGAGGATAAATATCGAGAAGAAGGAGGGACATATGAATAACTGGTTTAAAATTCCAAAAAGTGGCAAGCTGGTTCTTTTGAGTCTGGTGGTACTGGCGGCAGCCCTTATTTTTGTGGTGCCTCCGGGAGAAGCTGGCCGTCTGAGCCCGGCCAGTCTGGACGTTGATACCTGCGGATGTCCAAGCGAGCTTGAACCACCCACCTGCAACACCGAAACCAGCTGGACCCTGGATAAGACGACAACCACC